GTGCCGGCAGCGGAGAAACAACATGGGTTTACAACTAAGGGATTATCAAGACGCTACCCTGGCAGCGCTACGCCAGGGATTCGCAGATGGAAAGCGCGCGCAGATACTGTACGCACCGACCGGAGCAGGCAAGACAGAAATGGCTATTGCCCTGCTCAATGCCACCAGGGGTAAAGGTAACAAGGCAGCGATGCTGCTGGACCGAATCATTCTGTGCGACCAAACCAGCGAGCGGCTGGAGAAATACCACATCCCGCACGGGGTACTACAGGCCGGGCATTGGCGCTATCGGCCGTATGAAAACATTCAGGTTTGTTCGGCTCAGACGTTGGAAAAAAGGGGTTCATTCCCAGGGCTAAATCTTTTAATCGTGGATGAATGTCATACGACGCGGCAGCAGACGGTTGATTTCATTAAGAACAATCCTGATGTGCGGGTGATTGGGCTGACGGCCACGCCTTTTACCAAGGGGCTGGGCAACATCTATGACAACGTTGTCAATACTGTCACGACTAAAGAGCTGGTAGATCAGAAGGTTCTGATGCCGCTGCGGGTGTTCATTGCCAAAGAAATCGACATGACGGGGGCTAAGAAGGTGGCGGGCGAATGGTCCCAGGCCGAGGCATCCAAGCGGGGCATGCAGATCACGGGGAACATTGTCGAGGAGTGGATCCGCAAGACCAATGAAATCTTTGGTGGCCCGCGCAAAACGATTGTGTTCTGCTCAGGCGTAGAGCATGGTGCCGACCTGGCCGCACAGTTTGCATCAGAGGGTTACAACTTTGTATCGGTCAGCTACCGGGATGATGACCAGTTTAAGCGCGATGTGATCGAGGACTTTGCCCGGCCGGATACAGAAATACACGGACTGATTGCCACGGATATCTTGACTAAAGGTTTTGATGTCCCTGATGTCATGATTGGGGTATCGGCCAGGCCGTTCAGTAAATCTTTATCGTCCCATATCCAGCAGATGGGCCGCATCATGCGCCGGGCTGACAACAAAGAGTTTGCCGTCTGGCTGGACCATAGTGGGAACTACTTACGTTTCCAAGAGGATTGGGAAGCGGTCTACCACAACGGCGTAGACACCCTGGATGATGGCAAAGAGAAGGCCAAGAAAGAAAAGACGGACGACGAGAAGAAAGAATCTAAGTGCCCATCATGCGGGCATTTATGGCCAGGCGGGTCGGATACGTGTCTGCATTGTGGCCATGTACGCGAGCGTCAGAACAAGGTCAGCAGCGTACCTGGAACCTTGGAAGAATTGACCGGGATGGTCAGCAGGGACGACAAGCAAGCGTTCTGGGGTATGTGCCAGTGGTATATAAAGTTTAGGGGATGGTCGCCAGGCCGTGCTGCGCATTGTTACAAAGACAAGTTTGGGGTGTGGCCCAGGGGCTTGGCCGACACATCAGCTCCGCCGGATATGGCGTTTGAGAAGTTTGTCAAGAGCAGGCTCATTGCATACCTGAAGGGGAAGGGTAAATGAATGACCTTGTTACCTATTGCAGGCTGCATGGCATCCTGATTGACAACCCTCCACCCATTGGGACTTGGCGCCGGTATCCGACAGAAGACCATCCGAACAGTCGCAATGGTGCGGTGAAGTACATGGGAACCCATGCGTTCGTTCAGAACTGGGCGACCGGCACAGAGGTGGCCGTGTGGCATGCGGATGATCTGAAACCGGCTGATGTGGTGCGCATACAAAAGCAAGCCAATGATGCGGAGGAGCAAAGAAACAAACAGGCGAAGGATGCGGCGGGCAAGGCGGCATGGATTCTTGATCAATGTCAATTCGGTCGCCATGACTATCTCAAGGCCAAGGGTTTCCCGGAAGAGCAGGGGAATGTATGGGCGTTTAATGGTCAGCAACTGTTGGTCATACCGATGCGATCGGATGGACATTTAGTGGGTGTACAGTTAATCGACGAGGTGGGCGGCAAGAAGTTTCTGTCCGGCCAGCGCACGAGCGGGGCTGAGTTTGTATTTAAAAACAAGGGCATGCACATCCTGGTTGAGGGGTATGCCACGGCGTTGTCTATCCGGCTGGCCTTGTCGCAGCTCAAGCGTCGCTACACATTGCATGTTTGCTTCAGCGCGGGGAACATGGTGAGGGTGGCTGCCGGGTTGCCGGAGGGTATTGTCATTGCTGACAACGACGCCAGCGGCACCGGGGAGCGGGTGGCCAAGCAGATCGGATGGCCGTATTGGATGAGCGACCAAGTCGGAGAGGATGCAAACGATACTCACCGGCGGCTTGGATTGTTCAAGTTTTCCCAAAGCCTGACCCGGTCAGTTGTAATACTCTGAAATCTGAATGGGCCGGACCGTGAACTGTTTTGGATGTTCACGCTCCAGCTCTTTGATGCCGGTCATTATCTCAAGCCCCAAGTCAAACGAAGCCTGACCTAGGCCAAGATAATCGGCCGACACAGTAACGACGCCGTCCTCCTCATGCAGGAATATTGCGAATAGTGTTGGGCGCTTCTTCATTGATGCTCACAATCATAGTTTGTTTGCCGTCCATGGCATCATATTTGATTGCCAGGTCGGTGACCAGCCGGATGATATCTAACCGGCTGGCCGCCTCCATTGTCAGCGTAACCTGATGCTCGCGGATGATGGTGACCCAGAACTTCACGACGTCCACCAGGCCACCAGCAGCGCAGCAAAGCCGACGCCGATAGCCACGGCTGTGAGAATATCTAACGCAGTTTCGTAACTTTGTTTCATCGGATGACCTCTTACCAATTTGCGTATTTCTTGAACGCCTTTTTGTATTCGGCGTAACTCTCGAACGGCCCGTTGCGCAGGCAATGATTCAAGAATAGGTCATCCATAAACCAGCCCTGCGCCAGCTCATCCCCTGATCGGCCCAGGTCTTTATATTCCTCGCCGTTGTAGTATTCGGCCAGGACCATCTTCACCTCGGGCCATTGAAATCGACCGCGTTCTGTTTCCACCAGGCCGGTGCCGGCGACGCGGCCGTATCCGTCATAAGACCCGGTGAATTTTTTGCCGTTGGGCAGCAGTGCCACCACCTGGCTAAGCCTGGGGATGTCCTTCAAGTTGGCGACGATTGGAAGGTGTGTTTTTGCGCATGTTTTAGAAAAGAAACCCATAATAAATTCTCCTTAGATTGATGGAATAGTTGGTAATTTGCGGTTGGTCGTGAACAGGGAGCCGGCGCCGTTGCCTTCGTCGTCGCGGCTTGGATAAAAGCGCAGCCCATTGTCTAGCGTAATGATGAGCGGCCGGTGGTGCCAATCTACTTCGTTGGCGTCTTCTTCGGTCATGTAATCAACGGACACAATGCGGCGGCCCACCAATAATTCGGCGGCGGCTTTGGTCCAGCGGTCTTGTATGTCGGTCATCGGATGAACTCCTAGTTGTTGTCGATTAGTTGCAGGGCCTGGACCTTGCATGCGTCTACCTGCTCGGGCGTCATGCCGCGGGCTAGTTGCTCGGCCATGGCGACACAAGCGCCGGCGCGTTTTCGGTCGGGCGCGGTTATAGCTAAAACCAGCGCGAGCGTGAGGGCGTGGGGTTTGTTCACCGGATGGACTCCTAGCGCTGGCGCACTTCTGCGCGGCCGGTTTCGATCAGGCGCCGGGCCTCGGCCCGCTCGTCGATGTGTTCCGATTCGATCATGCGGCGCAGCATGCCGGCCTGGGCTATCGTTTGGGCTGGTGTCCTGGCGAGCTGGTAGCGCGCGCCGGCGTTGATATAGTCTGCTTCGGGGTAGTTCATGGTTTGCCTTTCGTTAAATGGTGCAACATCCGCAGCATGGCGCATCAATGCATCGGCCGGCCCGGTTGCGTGTGAAGTGGGTCGGGCCGTTCTCGCCGTAGAACGTTATTCTGTCGGCGTCGGGCTCCAGCTCGGCGGTCCTGGTGTCCGTGTTGTAAATAATAAAATCCCCGGGGTTTATCCGGGCGCCGGATAAGCTGCATTTGCCTGGGTACTTTGCGCGCATCTTTTTAAACATGTTCAACCTTTCAAAATTGGGATAACCCGGCGCGCCTTGGCGTCGGTTTGTTTTGCTTTGCTGCCATGGGCCCGGAAACCTACGATAAAAGCGCGGTCGGTCCGGCTGCACCAGGGGCTAAAATTTCCGCAGCTTTCACACGTTGCGCCTTCGCGGGTCTGTGCCTGGCAAATCACGATCTGCCGGCCTTCGGGCGTGTAACTGATTTCGGGCGTGTCGGTTGGCACAATGCAAGCGACCGGGCCGGCGTTCGTGTTGGCCAGCTGGTCGGCGTGGCCGGCGTCGTCGGCGCTTAGGTTTATTGTGAAGCCCCAGGCGTTGGCGTGTCGTATCCATAGCAGCGCGTCCGGGTGGTGCTTGTGCGTGTAGGTGAACCCGCGGCGGCCCTTGTTGGCCTTGACTATTTCCCCGAGCTGGTAGGCGTCGATTGTTTCCCCTTCGCCTGGCAAATCCCCGGCGACATTCATTCTCCACACTTGGGCGGGCGGTAGGCTGGCGATTGCGCGCGCGTGTGCTGCGATATCGTGGCCGCGTTGCTCGACCTTGTCCCAGGTCATGCGGGTGTAAAAGTCTTCGCCGTAACAGTCGTTGCCGTAGTGGCTGCAGCTGGGCGGGCATGAGCTGCGCACGCTATACGTAACCGGGATTGGGCCGGTCTTGCGGTTTCCGCTGCTGCGGATAAAGTGAAATTGATTCATTTTTAAGCTCCCAGGTTGACGGATAAAAAGCGGTCGGAAATAAAGCGCTCAATTTTTGCCATGCTTTCGGCGCGCTGCTTGGCGCGGGCCTTGGCCTTGGCGCGTTTGTTGGCTGCATGGTCCCGGCATGCCTGGCGCCAGCCGGCCGCGTATCCTCCAGGATTGGGCGCGAGCTGGTCCAGCTGGTCCAGGATGCGGGCGGGGCATGCGTAAGAGTGGGGGCCACAATCTTCGCTCATGTCTTTGTAAAAAAATTCGGTCAGGCCGTTGCGCTGCTTGCGGCGCTCGGTCAGACATACCAGGCCGGAATAATGCGCGGCGCCGGTGGGGTCGGTGCGTTTGCTGATTGCGTACCAGGTCGCGCCGATTGTCGCGGTGTCGGTTATTTCCCAGCGGCTGCCATCGGTGCCGGCCTGGGTAAATTCCCGGCGTAGCACGGCGTCGGTGGTTGCGGTGGTGTCGATTGTGTAAGAGGTCCAGCCCATGATTAGTTCTCCAATTGTTTGTTGATTTGCTCCAGGATGTCGGCGCGGGTGCCGGCGAATCCCTCTTTTTTCAAGATTGCATAAGCGCTGGGGCCGCGGCGTTTCAGGCCGGCAATTTCCAGCTTAAGCGCTGCGCGTAGTGTGGCCAGGCGATAGCGCGCTATCTGGTCGGGGGTGGTGAGTGCGGTCATTGGTGGGCTTTTCAGTAGTTGCGGGTTATGTGAAGGTGAACAAAGTATTCGCGGGCGCTGGTGCGTTTAACGCTGGCGTGAGTGGTAGGGCATCCGCAGCAGTCATGCTCATGTGTGCAGCTGCTGCCGCCTAAGGTGGCCGCGATTGCCCGGCCCAGGTCAACGGCGCGCAGCTGGCGCGGTCCTATAACTTTTGTCGTGTAGGTGCCGGCGTCATCATGGCCCAGGGGCTCGGCGGTTGCATTCCAGCGGAGCATTTTCGCGGTGCCCAGGTGCTGCCAATCGTCCAGGTCGGCCCAGCCGTCGGCGTAAGTGTGTGTGTTGCGCTGGTGTAGTTCAAGCTTGGTCATGATGTGCCTTTCAAGCGTTTAAGTGTTTGAGGGTGTGCAGCTGCTGGCCGATACCTTGGCCGGTGAGCGGGCGGGAAACGTTGGGCCAGCCTTCAACGGCGGCGGCGTAGTGCTTGCCGGCCAGCACGACAATTTCGCGGCCGTGGTATTCGCTTAATCCGTGCCTGACATTTGCGGCCCACTTGCGGCGCTGCTGGGCGGTCATTTGTGACAATGTCAGGTTATAGGGGGCGATTAGTAAATCAGGAAACAAGGCGCCATGGAGCGCGGACAAAATGACGACGTCGGCGCCGGCCCGATCAGCGGCGCGCATTGCCAGCTTGAATGCCTGGCCCTGGTAAAGGTCGGCGGCCGGTGCGGTGCGGTCCAGCTTGGCGGCGCTGCATGCGATTAGGTATAGGGGTTTCATTGGAATAAGTCTCCGGTTGTTGGTTGGTTGGTTATTGGTGCCAGGCCCAGGGCTGCGCGCAGCTGGTTCTTTTCGTCGTTGATAAGGTATAGGCGGCGCTTGTATTCCGCGGGCGTGAGCTGGTAGTTAACCGGGCGCACGGCGTCAAGTTCGCGGCGCGCTTGGCGCATGATGGTTTCGTGTGTGCTCATGCTTGGCCCTTTAATGCTTTGAACATAAGACACTCGTTATAAGTGCCGGTGTAGGCTATGCGATAGCCCCGGCGCTGGTCATCCCCTCTGCAAACAATGACGTTTCCGTGGGCGTCGATTTGTGCTGTGTACATCTTGCGTTTCCCTTCGTGTTGGTTTGTTGTCTGCATCCTGACTGGTGCATTGAGGACTAATGTAGTTTGTTGTCAAGCCCCTTGTCAGTCACTTGCGCGACAGTAAAAACAAGGGTTTTTTAGTCTACCGGGTAGGGTATCGGCGCGCGCCCTGGTGGATGGGTTAGGGTTTACACCTGTGCTACCTGGTAGCGCGGTTTTGACCTGGGGCCGGTGGTTTTGTGGCCGGTCCTGGTCGGGCCCTGGTCATGCTGCGTTGACCTGGGGACCATGGCGCCGGGGATTGCCGCGGGTGTTCCGAGCGCTAGCGAGTGGCCCAAGTGCTTCGATTACATGAGGGGAGTAGATAAGGGCTAACACATAAGCCCATCATTACCAGGCTGCTATAAAACCCCGTTTCCATGTGTTTATTGACAGTACGCGTTTTGTTCCTGTATATTGCGCAGCCATGACACAAACTAAACTAACACGCAAACAAATCCGCGAAGGCCTGGAGCAAATACCGATTGACCAGCTGCTAGGCCGGACCGCATCGAAGCAGCTTACATCGAAGCAGCGAAGCTTTGCCCTGGAAGTTGCGAAGGGTTCCACCGGCGCCGCAGCATACCGGGCCGCATACAAAACGAAGGCTAAACCGAAAACCCAGGGCGACGAAGCAGCCAGGCTTAAGCGGCGCCCATCAATCGCCGCGGAAATAGAAGCTTACCAGGCGGCCATTGAAAGCGAGAAACATAGAACGCCGGCTGCTTTGCGTGCTCTCATAATCAAAAGCTTAGTGGGTGTGATCATCGACGAGGAAACCCCGGCGGCCGTGCTGGTCCAAGCTGCTAAGGTAGCCGGCACCATTAGCGAGGTCGGGCTTTACGTTGACAGGAAAGAAGTGCGGACCATCAGCAGCAGCGACGATGCAAAGGCCCGCGTCATGGCTGAGCTGCGCCGACTGATGAATGCCCAGGCTGACGACGCTCAGGTGATCGACGCCGCCGCCGCCAGCTTGCTCGACGAATTGGCGGATGCGCGACCCCACCCATCCCCCACCAGCCCGACTGAGCAAACGGAGTCCCTGGCTGATGAACATACTATTCCCCTCAAACAATCCCAAAATTTACCAGACCACCCCCCTTCCACAGCGAACCCACCCCCCATCGAAAATTAATACTTTATGGTAAAAAATTCCGCAAATTTAGAACTAAATGCGATTCGAGAACCGAAACGTTTTGGTTCTCTGATTGTGCGGAATCCTAAGATGATGCTGAAGAAGAAGGATTTTTCGTATGAGCAGTGTATGGAGGTTGAGATGACGCCGGCGCAGAGACAGGTATTTTTGATTGTGGATGAGTGGTGGAAGCGGTATGGATACAGCCCGTCGATCAGGGACATTGCGTACCAGAGGGGTAGAAGTGGTCTAGGTAATACACTAGAGATTGTGGATCGGTTGGTGGCCAAAGGGGTGTTGAAGAAGTTAAGGAAGAGTGGCAG